ATAAGACATACTTTTTTGCAGATACTCAAGCTCGTACTGAATCAGGAACGATTCAATCGTTGCAGAGGTGTTCGCATTGCCCGTGGGCAGTGTGATTTCATTAAAAAAGTACGTCTTATCTATAATAGCCATTGTTGCGATGTTGCTTTGTGATTACTTCTTAGCGCCTTTTTCAGCGCCAGTATCCGTTGAAGTTGCAGCAGGTGCAGACTTCTCCAGCTTCACGTGGCCTTCAACAGCCCAGCCCTGAGCGATCAGCTTCGCTGTCTGCTCCTGATGTACTGTGAAGAATGCGCCCGCCTTGATAGCTGGGTGTGTAGCCGTAGCCGTCATTTCTACTCTTTTCTTCAGGTCAACCGGCCTGCCGCCTTGCCTGGTGAGTTTTGCTTCCATTTGTTTTGCTTTTATGTGGTCAAATAATTAATACTTACTTACAATGTCACAGTTCTTACACCGTTGGTGTCAATATCGCAGCTGTCACGTTTGCGATCGTATCGTCAACAATACATCCTGTGTGCGCACTCTTTACGAAGAAGTGGAAGCGCTCTTCACCGATGATGGTCACAAGGTTCTTGCGGAAGTCATCATTCTCCCAGCCCATGGTGATGGTGACGGTTCTGTAGGGGCGGTAGTTGATCTTGCTGGTATCGAGGACACGAAGCGAACCCACGGCTACGTTCGGACTTTCCACTACTTTCAAACCGGCTACGGTCATGCCGTTTGCTGTTGTGAACGGAGGAATGACATACTGGCCTGTGCTATCCTTAGACAACTGCAGGTTGGTCGCGTCGATCGGGTTCACGATGGCGATGTTCGGGTTGAAATGCAGGTTGCGGATCTGCGTAGCCACTGCCATAATGCAATCAGCGAGGTTAGGTGTTGCGCACTGAATGGTAGTCAGCACATATGCACCGCCCCAATAATCGATACCGTACGGATTATCGCCAGTACCTACGCCGGTCAGGAGCTGCGTGTCCTTTTCGATAGCGATCTGGTACAGGATCTCGTCCTGAATCAGGCCAGCCATACCATCGATATCGTCCAGCATCTCAGTTGATGCCTTGGTAACTGCCGCGACCTTCACTGCATTGCTGCTCACCTTTTTAAAGTCGAAGTCAACCAGTGGCTTCAGTTCGCCTTCTGCGATGAATTGCGCCTGTCCATCAGCATTCTCCTTCTCTACCCAGAAGATAGTAGGTGCATTCGTGCCGCGAGCATTGAATAGGTCAGCTACGAACGGCGTATTCCTTACCAGATCGGTGATCCCGCTCTCTACTTCGATACGTGTACCGAATGGCGTTGCATCAACAGTGTTAGCAGCCACAGTCATTGTGGTAGCAGCCTTCAAGTCAATAACCAAGGTCATACCGCCGCGCTTGGCTTTCAGGGCTTCCAGACCGCTCTTGCCATCTGCGCTTTCCATGAATGCCTTCAACTGGCCCTTGATGCTGTGATCTTCACCGGTACCGCCGCCGCCATTCTTCAGCATGCTCTTCACCTGGTCGATGAGGTTGGCCTGCTCTTTCACTGTGTCGAGCAACTCAGAGTACTTCGTTTCGAAGTCCTTGCCTGCAAACTTGGCAGACACTTCATCTATCTTGGCTTTCAGTGACGCTTCGTCAATCAACCCTTTGAAGTGGTTATTGATCTCATCTTCCAGCATCTTCAACCCTGCTTCTTCTTCAGCGGTCATGTCCGGGTTTTTTTGTTTCGCCTTGGCTACCAGCGCGAAACCTGCGATAGAAAGCGTCACCCTCGAGCGAGCCTCCATCTTTGATGTAGCAAACGCGCCAACAGCGAGCCCTGCTACCATCAAGGCATATTTCAGCCCCTTTGTGATCTTCATTCTGATCTGTTTCATTATATTTTGTTTGTTTTATTGTTTGACACTACCCAGAGTCGCGAACATTGTGCGCTTCGGCTTCGCGGCTGCAGCTCCCTTCAGTGCCTCTTTCCTTTCGGCAGGCGGCTGATGCTTGCACAGTGCTAAGTATCTGCTCATATATTGTCGCAATTCCAGCGATTTCCTCGAATTAATTGTAGCCAGCACAGCCTCTATATCGTCCTTCACATGGGCAATCTCATCAACTACCTGCTCGGCCTTCAGGCCTGCATAGTAGGTCATGTCGTTTGCAGCCAGTGTCACTACCGATCCCTCGTACAGTGCCAGTTCCTTACAGATGTATGCGTCCTGCACTTGGTCATACTCCATCTTTTCCCAGATGTACTGAAACCCGATAGAGAAGTTATTCAACGTGCCACTCTCCAACTGCTTCAGGCACCTGTCTGCCAGCTCAATCTCATCGAGTGCAGCCTCGAAGTACAGTCCGAAGTCATCTTCAACCAGCTTCACCATCTTACCCAGCGGCTCCCGCATATCATGCTGCCACAGAAACGCAATCTTATTACCGCCGCTCGATTCAGGACCACGGTCATTGATTGACTTAGCAAACGCACCCTTTATGATGATGTCGCCATCCGAGTCCATGTTATTGAAGACAGCGAGATAGCCGCTGATAGTGCGACCTGTAACCGATGGTGCCTTAACATCGAATGCGAACTTCTTATAATTCACGAGTCCCGCCGTGCTGCGCTTCTCTGCTATTTTATTCTTCATTGCCAGTAGGTTGACTGTTGTTATTAGCAATCGTGCTATTGTCGGTAGGTGACATTGCGCCTCTTACCCTGTGTTCCTCGGCCAGATAGTCATCGCCACCGGCCACCTCATCCATATCAAGACGATCAAGCAACTGATTCTGCGTGATATGTCCCTGATTGTACAGCGCGGTAGCCGCCTCAACGTTCGTTTTAAATGCCTGGCTCTCTTTTAGCTTGTCATCCTGAAGTGCCGGAACGTCATCAAAGTAAACCATGACCTTATACCCCACCTCGCCAAAAAGCCCTGCCATAGTCAGCATCTCGCAGATGTCCTGCGCTTCCGGTATAATCGTATCATGATAAAAATCGCGAGTAGCAACATCCAAATTCGTTTGCTTGTTCTCCGATGCCTTCGGTATCAGCGCCATAGGCACACCAGCTATAGCAGCTAGCGCCACCGTATCGGCTAGGGTCTCTTCAAATGGCTTCATCTCATCGATACCCGAACCTATCTTCAGGTAATCAACCGGCTGATCCATCAACTTCAACAGCTTCTGCCCTTTCTGGGTGCCATACTTATCGAACAGTTGCGCCTCGGCTGTCTCCCTCTCATCCGGCGTCAACGGCATCCGCGAGCCTATGCCATCGGTCTTACCCGAGATAATCAACCCACGCGGCCCACCTTCAATATAGATCTTCCCTCTTGCCGCATATACCGCCGCAATATTTGCCAACGGATACTCCGCCGCTCTGAAAATGCTGGTACCCTTACCACTGGTAATATCTGTACCATTGCCCAGCTTACACGTGAACTGGTGTACAATATGCTCAGGCGCGATATTCATCACCGGACCCAGTGCCGAGTAGTCGTAATACTGTATGTAATCGGCAGGCTTGGTCGTGAATAGCAGATTCGGCCTATTGGTCAGCATCTTTATGTTCACAAACTGGCTACTAAGCATCCACAGCGAAACAATGTTATCGTGCCTGGTCTTCATTCCCTGCGGGATATACCGGTATGCGTACCGGTTTCCGGTACAGTACTTGAACACCACAGCCAGCCAGATGAATGATACAAGGTTATTCTGCCAGTTCGGTCGTGCTTTGATGGTATTCCATAGCTTATTGTCCGTCACCTCGTTGCCATCCTTATCAGCTAGATAGTACTCGCCAGCAGATACCCGGTCAGCAATCATCTTCACGATCGAGAACAGCTCAGGTATCTCCATGAACAGGCTCATCATGCTCGCCTCACTATACACACCCCTCAATGCGTTCAGCGCACCGTTCGCATCCTGTCCGGTAAGTGAATAGGAATAGGTTGTCTGCCCGTTTACAGTCGTTTCTTCGTAGTTGACATTGCCAAAGTAGCCCCCGCCGTAGCTCTTCTTTGAGCTGTCGGCAAGGTACTTAGCGTACTTCTGCATTATCCCGTGCTGATATGCTGATATTCCGGCCATCGATTACAATATTAGAGCAGGCGATAAATAACATCCTGCAACATAGTACACCCCACCTCCTTAGCGCAGCAGATGGCCAAGGTTCTTCTGTACGTAATCCGCCGCCATAGCCATACTGTCAGCAGCGTCATCGTGCTTGTTGCCTCCGTTGGACTGGTTTACCAGGTAGCCTGTCAACTCGACAATAAACGCCCGATATTCAGGACTGCATGTCTGCCAGTCCTTGCGGAAATAGAAACGATTCTTAATGAAACCAGCCTCCGAAAGTATCCTTGTATGCTTATTATCCTTGGAAGTGAACCCGTACACCTCGCAGTTTAGCCGTTTGGCCGCAACTGCCCGTTGTAAGTTACTGAGCATGATCCGCCACGCCGATTGTGCCTCGAAATTCACGCGCTTCACCTTGTACTTCTCAACCCCCGCTACAATCGCCGGTTGATTAATATCGGCATTGTACTTATTGAAGATCGTATCAAACACATAGAACTCTTTACCACATACCGCCACATATGGACCGCTCAAACTATCCTCTCCCTGATCAGCAGGGTCAATCACCTGGAACACCATGTCGGCATTCTTGAACGCATCAAACGTTGTCGGGTCATACCACTGTATGTCATCAGGGGAGAACAGTAGTCCTTCACGCGTCTGAGGGTTCTGCTGGTGTTGTGTCTGGAAAATGTACCGCACTTCGTCATCCCGACTGTTCTCCATCTCCTGCAGGTCGCGAACCGTGCGTATGGTTTTATCCAGGCAGCACAGCTCGTTGTCTGCATTTGTATAGAGTTCCGGTATCACCAGTGTTGTCCATTCGCCACCATCCGCGGCATTGCCTTCTATCTCCTGCACATAGCCAATCAGGTCTTGTTTGTGTAGGCGCTGTGCTATGATAATGATCGGCGTGCGCCTGCTGTTCACCCTGTTCTTTACTGTGCTCACATACCTGCGGTTAATCTTGTTGCGCACCACCTCGCTATTACCCTCCTCCGGCTTCATCGGGTCATCATAAACAATGGCACCACCGAACCCGCTACCGTCCTCAATGGCTGTCATCCAGTCGAGCACATCATCTTCATTGTCCTCGTCACTATCGCTCAATCCCGCACCGAACCCAGTGATCTGTCCAGCAGCACCCAGGGCATACACACCGCCACCCTCAGTGGTGTACCATTTCTTTTTGCTATCGGTACCCGCCTTTACCTTCACATGGGGGAACAGCAACTGGTATTCCGCTGACTTGATGTAATCCTTGATCGCTTCACTGTTCTCCAGTGCAAGGGCGTCACTCGCTGAAAGCAGTATGAACTTCGCCTGTGGGTTCAGTGCCAGGCTATGAGCGATAAACTGAATAACGGCCAGTTCAGTCTTACCAAGACGTGGCGCCAAACTGATGGCCAGCCTGCGAGTCTTCCCCTTGATCACATCTTCCAAGGCGTTGGCAATAAGCTGGTGATGGTATCTTACTTTGTATTTGCGCTTGTGCTTATGCTTGAAAAAATACCGCGTATGGAACAGAAGCGACTGACGGCAAATTATC